GCAAAGTCCCTGGGACTCGAGGTCGGAGGGAGTCGGACGAGTTTGGGGATTGAGTTTGGAGTTGCTAGTTCATTAAATGAGAAAGTGAAAAAAGGGGTGGTAAATTGGTGGCAAGAGTTAAGGTTGAAGGGGTGGTAAGAGTAAAGTAAAGTGTTTACGATTGGGTCATGAGTTTCCAAATTGTCTTATACGTGTCAGCCTTTTCGTCAGACTTACCAGACATTTGAGCCACTGGAGTTAGCCATTTTGCATCGACCGAACCAGTTCTAGCCTGATTCAGAAATGCTACCCATATATCAGTCACACCTGGTTGATTCGTTGCAATACTCCAAGCCATTGGACCTAGAATGTATCGCGCAGACCATATCCTCATCTGGAATGGCTTTTTGTTGACAGGCGATACCCATTCTGTCTTGAAATCAATCGAACACGATACACGTTCGAAGATCTCTCGCATCGTTTGCGAGTTTCGCTTAAGATTGTCTGCTGAAAATTCGCCACGGAACCTATCATCGTATCCATGACCGTTGACGAGGAGATTGTAAATCACCGCGAGTGATATCAATGACTGTTCCTTGACATCTCTTTCATCTGATAACTCAGGCGAACAACCGACTAGTTCTTGGAGGAACGTCCCAAGACTATCGTCGTCTTCGTCTGTAATGGGTTCACCAATTATGGGCTTGATGACTGGGAAGGTCGACAAGAACGGATTAACAAATGGATCCGATTCGTCGCAGATCATGGCTTTGAGGAGATGGCCCTCGGTGTGGACAACGGTTGACGTGTTGAGTTCTTTGTACCACTGGATTTCCTCCTTTTCAGAGAGTCCTTCTCGAATTGTAAAGAGGACTGGATATCGGTCGAATTTCATTCGGATGGCGTCAGGTAGAACGTGTACTAGGTTACGACGACGCGGTTTTTCCATCTCTGAAGAAGGTATTTCACTGTAGTAGTACGTATGCATTCGTAAGTCTTTAGGGTCTGCGGAAAGACTTTCTATACCGAACTTGTTGGATACAAACGCAAGCTTGGTTCGGAAACGGTTATTACCGTTGACGGCGCGGTCTGATCCTTTAGTCACGCCAGAAAGCCTGGAGATTGCAACTGGATCTGTTCGGAGCTTACCTGTAAGGAGGGCTATAATGTAGCGCTTTTGTTGATCTGGTTTCCATTGGTTCTTGCGTCCATATCGGAGATTGGTGTCGATAATGTTATCGCGGAGGTCTTGGATTACTGAACGGAGCTCACGTTCAACTGGAGCTGCAGGGTGTGGACGGCTACCGTCGTTAAAGTCTGTGATTGAGATTGTTGAAGTGGACATTGTAGAGTGTATTCTGGGGAGGGGGAGTACTACAGGTTTGAAATGTAAGAATCCGTTTTGACGCAGATCTAGAAAGGGTTTCTCTTGAACCCATTTTTGGTATCCGTAAAAATGAACGTAAAAGGAAAAAACGGATCCTTCCATTCCAATCCACTAACGATTTACCCACAATGCAGAACTTTCCCCCTCACTATTCTAAACTCGAACGTGAAATGTTATCAGACGCATACCAAGCCATTACAACCTGTGACCTTTGGGACTGGATGAAGACGTATACTCCAGACAAAGACAAAGGTTTCGTGTTTTCAAGCCATCCAAATCTCGATCGTATCAATGCAGCTATGAAGAACAAAGCACACAGCGGAGGTTCGTATGGATGGACCATGCGAACCATGGAAAACATTGCCAAACTTGGATGGGACGAGGCCTTGAATCCACCCTGTCCTTGCCGTAGAGCAAAAGGACTCACCTTTGGTTGGTGCGGTGTAGCCGGTGGAGGCGTGCCTGGTTGTGAGCATTGGTTTACAAATGTCCTACGATAGAGTGTAATGTCTATCCTCTCTCATATGTTTAGACCTTCCTATATCCAACAACCTCCTGCCTTCTTCCATCCTCGGATCCTCGTCGGTCCTGGAGTGTTTTTGACTCCAGCCTTTGTTGAGAAATACAGCATTACTCATGTCATCAACTGTGCTCACGATGAGTTTTCACCGCCGTGGTGGAGGATGAGGAATCCGACCAAGTATGAAGTTATTAACGCAATTGATTCGACAGACGTCAATATATTGTCGTGGTATCCACTGTTTGAAGAAGTGATGCAGAGGTTTTTACGCGAAGGTAGTGGAATGATCTACGTCCATTGTCAAGCAGGGATGAACCGATCCGCTTCACTCGCATTGGCCTATTGTGGTCATCATTTTCACGTGGATACCAAGGAGTTGATTGACTCGGTGCGTCGGCAACGACCCTGTATTCTTCAGAATAGAACCTTCATAGACCAAGTAGAAGAGTTTGTAAATGGACGTGTTTAAAGTGAGAAAGTCAAGGGAGTCGCATTCGGTTCCAAACGCAACCGGTACTCTGGATTCTCTCCATCAGGGGATTGTTCAGACGTTAAAAGAGTCTAAAACTATGCAAAGCACTCTAAAAGCTGAATACGATACCTTGAAAGCAGAGATTGAGACCCTTCACTTGAACAATGAGATTGACGATATTGTCAAGGCAACACAACTTCAAAGTCGGATCCGCGAAATTGAAGAGGAACTCGAACACGTACATCCAGTTCAAGAGTATTACTTGAAAAACATGGACCTGCTGGACGAGTATTACCGTAAACAAGATACGACTACGACGATGCAAACGTTGCAGCCTAAAGATACGTCGACATTCATGCGCTTTTTCAATGGAGGCATCCCAACGGATACTGGACCGAGTCGCAAACAGATGTTTGACGAATACGTTCAGCGTATGAAGTTATCCAATGGTCCTGAAATCGTCCAATTGTTAACAGAACATTGCGTGCAGTGCAACGTGGCACGTGAAGAAATCAGTTCAGAAGGTATTTTGGTCTGTCCACGATGTGGTTCGGAAGAATATTCATTGGTCGTCTCCGATTTCCCCAGCTTCCGTGATCCACCGAAGGAGCGTAATAACTACGCCTACAAGAAGATTAACCATCTGAATGAGATCTTGAACCAGTTTCAAGCAAAAGAATCTACTATCATTCCAGAAGATGTGATGAATGAAGTCATTTTGGAAATCCGTAAACGTCGCATTGACAACATTGCAGACTTATCCGAGGACGACATACGACAGATTTTAAAGAAGCTGAACAGATCTAAGTATTATGAGCACAGGGCCCACATCCTCTCTCGACTCAATGGAAATCCGCCTCCCACCATTACACCTGAAATTGAAGAGAAGATCCGAGCCATGTTTCAGGATATTCAAGCTCCTTTTCTGCTTTACTGTCCGAACGACCGCACGAATTTTCTGAGTTACTCGTACATCCTCTACAAGTTCTTTGAGCTGTTGGAGTTGGACGAATACAAGGTCTTCTTTCCGTTGTTGAAGTCACGAGACCGATTGATCGCCCACGACCAAATCTGGGCCAAGATATGTTCTTACCTTAACTGGGAATTCATAAGATCAGTTTAAGTACTCGCCATTATTAATGTGGATAAGGACATCGTCACGTCTAGCTTTTGCTTCTTCTATAGTTCGAAAGTATCCAAATCCCTTCTGTTTATTGTTGCGCTTAAAGTGAACCTGGTAGCTATTTCGTTTTGCACACCACGTAATACCATACATTTCAGTGCCATGGCGTGAAGTGTTCAATAAGTTTCCTGTAGACGAACTCCATCGTAGATTTTCAATACGATTGTCTAGACGATCTCTATTGATATGGTCAACCAATTTGAGATTCTCTGGGTTTTCGATGAAAGCTTCTGCTACGAGTCTGTGAAGGTATTTCTTTGTCTGGACCTTGTTATTTGCGAGACGAAAACTATAGTATCCATGTGGATCTAAATAGGGTTTCATGATTCTTTTAGTTGAGCGATTTCTAACCTGCCCCTGATTTGACACTTCATAATTTACATGTGACGAATCTTTCCACTCTTCCATATGTATATGATGAGACTATCCTTTAAGGGGGTTTTAAGAGAGTATGTAAAAGTCGTCGAAGTGTATAAATAAATGTCTGTACATAAACTTCCAACTATTGAGGTGGGAGACACCAAATTTATGCCCAAGGACGATATCAGACGAGCATTTGCAATGGATGCTTCGTTGAAAGAGACGAACGAAAAGAAAGGTTACAAGTGGGATGGTCCTGTGACAGACCTCAAGGAGCAAGGACCCAAAGCTTTCGAAAAATGGAAACTACTGGGTAGCCCAGAAAATGGACTACTGCGTGAACATATAGGATTGAAGCCAGAGGTTTGGAAAGAAATGAGGGACATTCTATATCCAGTTGGGCCTGCTCATAAGGCAGTAGGACCGCTCAATAAGGAGGG